AACACTTTTTGAAATCAGGGTTTTTAGTTTACTTTAAAGGACATTTTTTAAATTTGTTTACATTGTTGACATGAATTTCCCATTAAGCATAAAAACATATATATTACCTCTCTTTTTAAAAAAAAAATGAAATTAATTAGAATATGTAAACAAAGTTAATCAAAAAAGGCTTGAAATAGCCCTTTTATATCTATATTTGTTTACATAGCTGTAAAAAAAATGTAAACAACAAGGTATATAAAAAGGTATATAAATTACTCATATTTGAGACCAAAAAACACATATTTTTAGATCTATGTTATTATATTTATATACTTTATCTATTTAAAGCCATAAACAACCTATATAATATATTACATAACAAACATTATTTGCAATACAACACTTAACTATTATGTATACATTTAAAATTGAAGACCCCCCAGGGGGAGTTTAAAATTAAAGTGTGAAATAATTGTAACTATACCTTCCATGCATTTTTTCCAATTTCAACTTTGTCTACATAAAACTTAAATAAAAACTTGCTTTTTTCACATAATCATTATAATATCTTTATGTTTACAACTTAATCCCTTAAAAAATGGATAACCAGCAAGAAATTTGGAAACCTTGGAAAAGATTTCTTATACCATGAACTACAGAGGCGATGTTCCATGTTTCAAACCTTTGAAGACTTAGATCACACAAAACTTCTAAATCATATATTATTGAGAATATTCATCCACAAACCAGTTGATATTTCATATATCAGTTTAGATTATTTGGGAAGAGGCATTCTTATCTTATACATAGGATAGTAATGGAGGTTTTTAAATGAAAGCCTAAGGATTGATTCCAGGTTAATCATATAGATGGTATTAAAGCTAATAATACTTTAGAAAATTTAGAATATGTTACACATAAGGATAATATTAAACATGCTTGGAAGACTTGACTTGTAAGGGCTAAGAAATGAAAGGATTGTTATTTATATAAGAAAACTTGAAAAGACCATCCTAAGAGTAAAGAGATACATCAACAAAAGATGTGATTTAAATGAAGGGAGACTATTAAGGTATGGCAATCAGCCAACTTAGCTGCACAACACTTTAATTGAAATAGATCACATATATCAAGAGCAGCTAAAAAATGATGAGTTGCATATTGATGGCTATGGTTGTTACCATCTAACCCCACAAAATCATGAATCCAATAGGGGGCATATTGACATTATTGGAAAAGAAAGTAATCTCTAACCTATATTAACTTCACAACCTATGACTAATCAAGAGACATTAACAGAACAGGAGGCTCAGCAATTTCTTGATTCATTTCAAGACGACCCCACGGACATTTCACTTATAGAAGATACTTCATCTGAGTTATATACTATTAAGCAGAATGAGAGAATTATTAAATTAGCTGATGAAAATTTAATAGAGAGATTAGAGTATCAAGATTGATCACTTAGGATAACAGATATAGTTAGTGCTAAGGATTCTGCTTTTAAAAGTAATTTAAAACTATTAGGATTGGATGATGATAAGAATACACAATTAATACCTGCAAATATAACAATTAACATAGTTAATAATAATGGTTAAAAATACACTACTAGCATCAGAGAAACAATTTAAGGCGATTCAATGTTTTTTTAATGACGAGACTGAGGATATACTTTTCGGTGGTGCGGCAAGATGATGAAAGAGTGAGACTATAGGTATGATATTAGCTATATGTTTATCTGCATTTCCTGGCAGTTCTTGGTTATTAGCTAGAACTGTGCTTGCTGATTTAAAGGCGACTACACTTAATACATTTTATAATGTTATTAGGAGATTTTGATATGACGAGAAGAGTTATAGAGATAAGATTAGGGATGAGAGACATATAGAATTTATTAATAAGAGTAAGTTGTATGTAATACAGGTTAATTTAGAGCCATGAGATCCTGAGTTTGATAGGATATGATCATATTGATATAGTGGTGGTTTTTTAGATGAGGGGCAACAAATGTCAAATAAGGTTAGGGAGGTATTATCAGGTAGGTTGAGTGAATTGGATGGTAGTTTTCAAACAGAAGTACCTATAGAGTATAAGGATTATACTGAGGAGCAAATACAACCATGATGGGAGGTTGAGTTTAAGATAGTAGGTCAGACTGTTAGGGACGAGAAGGAGTGTACACTTAATAAGGATGATATTTTAGAGGAAATTTTAGATTGAGGAAGGATATGTTATATTGTGAGGAAAGAGATGCTTAGAATTCCGTACAAATTAATGAAATCGGAAATAATAAAGAACAAACTTATTCACACATATTCATGGAATTTTAAAGGTTGTACATTTACAGGATGTAATCCAGGAACTAATTTTACTAGGTCAGAATTTTATCGTCCATGGAAACAGGAGCAATTACCTTCTTATATGGAATTTATACCATCTAAGGTTGGGGATAATCCATGGGTAGATATTAAATATATAGAGAGATTAGAGAGATTACCTGATAGTTCTATAAGAAAGCAGAGATTATTGTATGGTAACTTTGATTTTGATGACTCTCCTAATATATTATATGATTCAAATACTATAGAAGGTATGTTCACGAGGGAATATCAGGGTGATACAACTCCGTTTTTAATTGTGGATGCTGCGAGGTTAGGTAAAGATGGTACTGAGATTTGATATTTTGAATGATTACATTTAAAAGATATTATTACTATTCCTAAGGCTGACTTAGTAACCCAGGCTAATAAGATAGAGACTTTGCAGGCTAAATTTGCTGTCCCTATAGATAATATATTAATAGATGAAATTGGTGTTTGATGAGGATTAGTTGATATGTTAGGTTGTAAATGATTTATTGGTAATACTCAGGCTATTCATCCGTATTCGGCTAAGTTATTGAAATACAAAAAGAGGAATTATGCTAATTTAAGGACACAAGCATTCTATTATCTTCAGAAATATATGTCATTAATTACTATTACTACAGATAATGATAAAAAAGAGCAGATAATAGAAGAATTATTAACTGTGAAAGAGAAAGATGTTGTGAATGATAGTAAGTTACAGATAGTACCAAAGAGTGATATGAAAGAAGAGCTATGACACTCGCCTGACCTTGCTGACATGATTTCAATGAGAATGTATTATCTTATAAAGGAACATTCAAATGGAAATATTTCTGAAGAAGATATTATCAACTCAAAATCTCAAAAAGAAATAGATCAAGATGAATTATTGAAGTTTTTAATAGAATGAGAAGAAGAGGAGAAAAAAGAACTTGATTTATCTGTATATTAGATTAATATAATTATATTAGTACATAAAAAAGCTATTTATGTTAAAAGATATTTTAAAAGCAACTTGATTAAAGAAGGAGGATATTATATCACAAATATCTTCAGAATACGAGAGATGATATAGATTTGTTACAAAAAAAAGAGAAATTTTTGAAACAGATATGAGATTATTTAATAATCAAAAAAAGAATAAGGATAAGATTTGAGATACTACTCTTTTCAATGTGCATTCTGCATTAATGGCTAGAAGTTATGTAGACAGACCTCAGTCAAAATTTATTTCTACAAAAATAGGTAGAGATTATATAGTGAAAAATTTAAATGCTACTTTAGAGGAAGATTTTAACGAACAAGATATTGAAATATTAAAATACCAAAGAGATTGGGATAAATTTTTCTATTGAGTTGGTATAGTTGCAAAAATTTGATGGTGTGGAATTACTAAGAGTCCTAAATTTGAAACTGTTGATCCTAGAAATTGGATTCCTGACCCTGATGGGGATTATGTGAATGGAAATTATTCATATACAGGTTTTGACAAACAAATGTTTAAAACAGATTTAGAAAATTTATGATATAGTGATAAGATTATAGAGCAATTAAATCCAAGTACATGAGATTTTAGATGAAGTGATAGAAGTAGATCGGATGACCAGGTTAATTCAGATTTAAACACATCGTATAAACAAGGAAATTCAGATAATCCAAATTTCAAAATTTATACACATTTTTGAATATTTGTATGACCAAAAGCTACTGTAAAGGCTATGTTTACAATGGGGAATGAACAAAAAACTATTGTAGACTGAGAATTATTAAAAACGATAGATAATAAAGAGAAAAAAGATAATCAATTAATACCATTTCCATTTGCATTCACATATCGGAAACCAAGAACTAGTAATCCGTTTGGAGATAGAATTGCTACATTTATAAGTGATGTTCAGAGGGTTAAGGCGCTGATGGCTAATTTAAGATTAGATAAATCAATGGCTGAGCTTTATCCTATGTATATGTACAATACTAGGTTAATTAAGAATAAAGAAGACTTAAATTTCTGATTTAATAAATTAGTAGCAGCTAATCCATTAGAATGAGAGAGTTTAAATAACGCTGTTACTCCAATTCAAAGAGATTTTAGAGCTGATAATTCATATATAGTAGATGATAGTTTAGATAGACAAGTAGAGGCATCTACTTCTGTAGGGAAGATAGCACAAGGTTCTACTACTGAAAGAAGAGAGGGTGTATGAACTAATGAATTAATCCAATCAAATACTGATGTAAATTTAGCTTTATCTTCTAAGGTAGAGAGTTGGGGAGAGAAGCAATTATTAAATTTATGGTTAAGATGATATTTAGAAAAATTTACTGATTGAGATACAAAAATAGTTAATTTTAATACTTGATTTTGAATAATTCCTAGAGAATTAAAAAGAAAAGATTTCTTATCAGAGAAATTTGTTAGAATACAAGTTATAACTGTTGCTGAATTAGATAAAAGAAAAGATAAAGAGAGAGTAGCTTATGCAAATACTCTACCATTACTACAAACATTAGAAAGACCTAAGGCTGCACAGAATTATTCATATAGAAGATTTCTTACAAGTTCATGAATCCCTGAGGCACAAGTAGAGATAGAAATACCATTAACTCCACAAGAGATAATAGCTATTGAAAATGTAGAGGCATTAACTTATTGAGAATTTGTTGAAGTTAAATCTGATTATGATCCATTAACACATTTAATTGCTATAAAAGCTGCTCCACAAGAATTGAACACAATGGTTTATAGACAATCTTTATTAGATTTATATAAAGCACAAGGCTGAGATAAGGAACAACAAATGACTGAGGTTTCAGAATCAGTACAAAATAATGTATGAGCACAATGAATGAGTCAAATAGCTAATGAAAGTTCTAGTTTAATATCTAATCAATAAAAATGGCTAAAATTACAGAATTAAGAAAATATAACGAATCTAAAGAATTTCAAGATATTCTTACTAAATGCAAAAATAGACAAGAGACTAAACAATCTAAGATATTAGAATTATATAAGGATTGAATACCAACAGAGCAAAATGATTGTATTTATTCTAATCATGATGTGAATGCACAAAGAATGGTATTTAATAGAAATAGATTAGAAGAGATAAAAGATACATGAGAATGAGCTCTTATTTTAAGAGAAGATTTACAAGCACAAATTGACAAAACAGAAGAATTTCTTACACTAGGGATAAGAGATCAATATTTAATAACAAATAGTTCTCAAATATTTGATAAAATTGATTTACTTAGATGTGAGGTACAAGATAACAGATATTTTCAAACACAATTAGATTGAATGATAGCTGCATTAGAAAAACAAGAAGAAAAAGAAGAGTCAGTTTATGAGGAGGCCCCAACTCAAGAAGAAAAACAAGATTAAAATTTAATAGTTGTTATAACCTAGAGATTATCGTTATAACAACCATTTAGGTTTTAACCCTAAGCCTTAAATGGCCTTAACATTAACATATTAAATTATGTCAGAATTAGATTTTGAACTAATAGATGAGTCTGCTGATCAAGACGAAACTATAGTAGAAACTAATGAGGAAGAATCTTCTACCTCTACGAAAGTTAAAAATGAAGACGAGGAAAATACATCCTCTACTAAAGGTAAAAAAAGTAATTGGAAAAAGATGTCTAAAGCTATGAAAGCTAAAGATAAAGAAATCGCTGACTTAAAAGCTAAATTAGTTAATAACGATAGTGATTGAGAAGATGAGGAAGATGAATTTGAGGATGATTCTACTGGTTTTGATAAGACAGAGTTTAGGTTTTTCACTATAGAAAATCCTGAAGCTAAAGAATATAAAAATCAAATGGAAGCTACCTTAGACGAATATCCAAACATGTCTTTTGAAGATGCGCTTACTTTAGTAAAAGCTAAAATTCCTACAGAGTCTAGTTCTAGCAATGATTTTAGTTCTAAAAGCTCTAATGTTAAAGTAAGGAAAAAACTCGCTGATTTAACTGATGAAGAGGCTTTAAAGCTTCCTAATGACAAGTATTTGGAATACCAAAGACTTAAAGGAAAAATTAGATAGGAAAATAGTAGTATTAAAACCAAATAACTTTAAATTTTAATACATATTATTATGGCTAATTCAGTATCTGTTTTAAATAAACAGAAATATACGAAATTGGTTCAAGCATTACTAGAAGATACTCTAGTAGCTATGGATTTAGCTAATACTACTCTTATGGCTAATATGCCTGATGGGAATACTATTAACTTTCCAAGACCAGAATTTCAAAATGTACAATCGTACGAAAAATATACAGATGTTACAGATCAAGACTTAAATTTTTCTAATGAACAATTAGTAATTAATCAAACTCCTATTGTAACTTTTGTTTATGATGATGTTGATAATCTTGATAATGGTTATGATGTTGTTGCATCTGCTGCTCCAAAAGCAGCTTATAGAATTAAACAAGATATTGAAGGTAACTTCTTTAACGAATATTCTAATGCTAATAATGCTTCTGCTGCTCCAATTACTTTAACTACTGGTGCTTCAGGTAATACTGTAGAAACTTATGGTAATACTTTCGCACAATTAGTAAATGATGGTGTGGATAGTTCAAACATTGTTGCTGTTATTGATCCTTTTCAATTATCTACAATAGGGGTAGCTTCTTTGGGTAATACTTTTAAAGTAGCTGATGCTTCATTTAAAAAAGGTTACAGAGGGGATTTTCAAAATATGGCTATAGTTGTTTCTACAAATCTAACTGCTGACTATGTTTTAGATTTAGCTACTAATCCAACTGCTACTAATACCGTTACTGTTAATGGTGTAGTATTTACATATGTTGCTTCTCCTGCTCTTGCTTGAGATGTAGATATTGGTGGTACTGCTGATGAATCGGCTACAAATTTAGTTGCTGCGATTAATGGGACTACTCCATGAACTAAATATGTAGAATTATCTACTGCTGATAGATCTAAAATGGAATGAATTACTGCAACTGATGGTACTGATCAAGTATTAATTGAATCTAAAAGAGGTTACAAAGTAGCTTCTACTTCTATGACTGCTGCTGCTAATGATTTTCAAGCTGTTACTATTCATAATTTAATTATGGAAAGAGGAGCAATTAATTTAGTAATGCAAAAAGAAGTATCTCTTAAAGTACAAGATGTTCAAAAACAACTTGGAGTAAGATATATGACTTGGGCTAGATATTGAATTAAGACTTTTTCTGAGGGGGCTGAGAGAATTTATGATTTACAAATCGTATCACAAGCTGCTGAAGCATAATCGCTTTATAAAGCTAAAAATTAAGAGAGATTTAATTATCTCTCTTTTTTATTTTACTTTTTTAAATTTATCAGTATACTCTCTGTATAAATCCTTACAATTAGTGGAGTAAGTATTTATACTTAGTTAAAAACTAATTCATTCCACTAAATGAGTTGGTTTTTTTGTTTTTAAAAAATATGGGAAAAATATGTACAAAATGTAAGGTAAATAAAAAACTAGAAGACTTTATAAAAGATAATAGAAGACCTAATTGAAGGTGATATAATTGTAAAGATTGTCAAAAACATATAAGAGCAAAATATACTGCTAAGAATAATATTAAAATACAACAACAAAGAAAAAAATATAGAGAGGATAATAAAGAGAAAATAAAAGAATTATGACAACAATATAGAAAACAAAACTTAGAACAGTTAATAATAAAGCAAAAAATTTATAGACAAAATAATATTATAAAAATAAGAGAACAAGGTAAAAAATATAGGGAGAATAATAAAGAGAAATTAATAAATATTGCTAAGAATTATAGAAAAAATAATTTAGAATCTATTAAAAAGAAAGAAAAATTATATTATTTAAAATATAAAGAAAAAATTTCTGAAAGAAATAGAAATTATGTTTTAAATAATATAGATGAAGTAAAATATAAAAAACAAATATACAGAAATAAAAATAAGGAATTACTTAAATTAAAACATAAACAATTTAGAATTAAAAATCGTGATAAATTATTAGAAGCTTGAAGAAAATGGAAAAGAGAAAATCCTGAAAAACACTTAGCATCTGTTAGAATCAGACAAAATAGGAAATTAAATCAAACACCATTTTGGGTAACAGTATCTAATACTTCCTTTTTTTACAAGTTAGCAAAAGTAATGGAAGATATATTTCAAGAAAAATACCATGTTGATCACATTATACCTCTTTCTAAATGAGGTTTACATTCACCATTTAATCTACAGATTCTCACAGCAACTGCAAATTTACAAAAATGAACTAAATCTATCTAGTTCATTTTTTTTTGACAAAAATCATATAAATGATAGTATAATAATACTTATATTATAATTTTTATTACTATGTTACTTAATGTAAAAGTAGAAAATAAAGCTGGTAATCTTGTGGACAAAAGAATAGATTCTAAGGATTTAGATTCTAAAATTCATAAACTTCATACTACATGAAGAGATTTTACTGCTGAAGAAGTTAAAACCTTAAAGGCTGGTAAATAATAAATTCAGCTCATTATAAATAATGGGTTGGTTTTTGTTATTTAACTTAAATAATTATGGATGTATCTGATATATTAGATTTAGCAAGAGATCAATCTCATACTAATTCAACACAATTCCCTGATGCACAAGTTCTTAAATATTTAAACATAGTTAAGAATAATTTTTGGAGTTATATCGTTTCTTCTATAAGTGAAGATTATGATTGGGATATTTTCACTACTGATACTGTAGCTGATCAAGATGAATATGTATTACCATTAATGGCTAGCGACTCAGCTTGAAGTAAAAAAGTTACAAGTGTATCGGTTAATTATGATAATGAAACTTATGATGATTGAGGATTAAAATACATAAAAGCTAAACCGATTAAATTATCATCATTAAAAAGAAATTGGAGTTATTATAAAAATAATCAAGATAAAGAATTTCCTATTTACTATATAGCTGATAATAGTATTTTTGTAGCACCTATGCCTACAGCAACTACTGCAGCATGAATAGAATTAAAATGAATTAAAAAAATAGTAGATTATGAAACTACTACTACTGAATCTGCGATGGTTATTCCTATAGATCATCATGAAGTATTAGTTCAATGAATTTTACCATATATATATAAAGCTATGGGGAAATGACAAGAATCTATATCAGAAAAACAAGAATATATTAGACAAAGAAAGCAATCTACTGAGGAATTATCAGATAGGAATATTAGTCCATTATATATGGATTATCCTATAGATAGAGAATCTCCTAGCATAGTTATAGAGCCTAACCTATTATAATATGGCATTTGAAACAAATCATTTTTGAATAAACCTTAAAAACTTCACTTGAGGAATATCTCAGGATGATTTTTTAACTACTTGAAAACAAGTATTGTATGCAGAGAATTTAGATTTGAATACTAATAGTTACTATGTAAGTTTAAATAAAGACTCAGAATGAAGATATACTACTGCTGCACAAGTTAATTGATTTATAACAGCATGAAGTAATACTTTTGCATATTGTGATTGATGAGAAATATATGATGCTAGCACTTGAATATTAAAGTATACTTTATGAAATCAAGCTTTAAATGCTTGGCAATTTAATGGATATTTATATTTTCTAACTAATAATTCTAGTCCATTAAATAGAATTACAATAGCTAATGCTGCAGCCAATAATTGGACATGAACTGTATCAGAGAATATAACTACTACTTGAGATAGTATAACAACTTCAGCCAATATTTATCCTGTAGTTGTTTTATTAAATACTAAGTTTTACTTATGAAATGGAGATTTAGTATCTGTAGTAGACCAAGATGATATAGTTACAAATTATGATATATGGGATTGAGAAATAGTATGATTAACAAGAACAGGTTGAGTATTTAAAGTTTATACAGAAAATTGAACAATAGCATTTTGGGATTGAGAGACAGGTTCTATAGATTCATTTTTAGAAGTACAAGAAGCTGTTAGATGAGTAATTAATGATGGTAAAATTGATTATATATTAGCATGAAAGAGTGATTTTCAATCAAAAATTAAAGTGCTAACTTGATATACTATACAAGATTTACTTTTAACTAGAGATAGTGAAAGATTATGAGATTACTTATTTAAGATCACTTATTCACAAACTAATCAATGATGAAGATTATCTAATCAATTATATTTTGTACAAGATGGGATAACTTCTGATGATTTAGTTTCATATGGGACATGAAATCCAACACTAAGTAAATGATTTAATATTCCTTATTCAAAAGATAGTTTAGACACACAAATTTCTACTATTAGCGCTATTAAATGAGTAGAATTAACAGCTACAGATAGACTATATATATGAATAGAAACATGAGCCTGAACATTTATGGAATATATAGATGTAAATACAACTACTCCTACATATAAACCTAGTTGATACCTACAAACAAATATCATAGACTGATGAAGTAGGATACAAAAAAAGAAAATAGAACAAATTAAATTAGTTACAAGTGATTGTGATGTTGATAATACAATAGAATTACAATATAGTATAGATTGATGATCATTTACTTCTGCTGAAACTATTATAGCATGAACAAGTATTACTAAAACAGAAGTATATTCTAAAAAAGATGTATTTTTTGATATAGCGTTTAAGATTAATTTTATATCAGATTGAACTACTACACCTAAACTTTATGAAATACAACTTATATATTCTAATATAGATTAATATGGCTGAAGAAATAACAGAATATATACCTGAAACAATACCTGAGTTTGAATTATCTACAGAGGTGGTACCTTGATTAACGGAGGATAAGATAGATGCTAGTATTAGTGTTAGATGATTAGATGCGATAAAAACTTATAGCTGAGAAAGGATTATAGGGACTACAACAGACCAAACAATTACTGTATGATTTAGGCCAAAATATATCTTTATAGATGCTTTTTATACAACACCTGATATTTTTGCTTCTAAAAGTTGGTCAGTTGAAAATGATGATTGAACTATAACTGTTACAGCTCAATATTGAACTTCCTCGTTAGTATCTTTATGAAGCTGAAGTAATACAGTTGTAGATGCTATGCATATAGAAGATACTAGAACTTATGCAAAAATATGAGTAATTACAGATACATGATTTACCTTAGTAGATATTAATAGAAATGACACATTTACTTTACAAATATATGCAGAATGATAGTTATAAATAACATACCTTGATTAACTGAAGATAAATTAGATGCCAGCATTAGTTTAAAAAATGTACCAACAGTTAAAAGATTTACTTCACATTATCGTGTTATAGCGATAGCATGAACTGATGATATTAAAATAGTTACTTGATTTAGACCTAAATCTGTACAGATAAATGCTATTTATACAAACCAAGATGCAGAATCAGATAGTAAAACAGTATTACAAGATGATTGAACATTATTTACTACAATAAATTATAATCTATATAATTTTAGAGATAAATTTTCTATAACTGCTTCTGCAACTACTGATATTGTACATATATATAGAGGAACAACATTACAACAAAGGTTTAAAATGAGAAGTTTTGATGAAGATTGATTTACGATGCAACATACAGTAAATCAAGGATTAAGCATAGATTTACATTTAGTTGCAATATGATAAGAAATAAATATACTTTAATTAATAACTCACAAATTGATTATGCCTGAAAAGAATAATTGAATAAAACAAGTTTCTGATTTAGATAAAACAAAAGTACAAGCTGCTATTGATAAGTTTTGAGCTGATAAAGTTAATCAAACCTTAACTGATAGATGAGTGGAATGAGCTAAAGCTCCTACAGACACTATTAAAGAGCCAACTCCAACAGAATGAGTTAAATCAGAAGATAAATCTCAAATTACAACAGACTTAACTTCAGGGGAAGTTATTACTCCTCCTGAAGTTAAGGTTACAGAACCAAAAATCACAGAACCAAAAATCGAAGAAGTTAAAGTTGAAGAACCAAAAATTGAAGAGAAGCCACTAGAAATAAAAACTTTAGGGGAATTTAAGACTGCGTGAAGTAATGTAGATAATTTAGCTAATTTTTTAGAAAATTCTCCAACTACTACTACTGAAGATGTACAGGTAGTTTGAAATAAAGTTACTTGAATAAGAGATGGGGAAAGATTTGAATGGATAATAGATTCGGCTTGAAATCCTATAAGAAAATCTTTATGAATAGTGGATAATGAAAAAGAAACTTTTGCTAAAAATGCTTGAATTTCTTTTGATATAGATCAAAAATGATGAATTACTTTTAATCCATCTAATTTTGATGAAGCATTAGATATTATTAATCAATTTTGAACTTCAGCTAAATTTAAAGAATGAAGCAGAGAGGCTATTACTGCATCTGCTGTTTTTAAGAAATATTCTAAATATAAATGAGCTACTTCAGATATTTATTTAGAATGATTAAAGTCAAATGAAATTGCTACCGGTTGAGAAACATGGAATAGATTAATTAAAATGAATTGATGAGAACCAACAACTGCTATGTTAATGGCTTCAGCGGAATATGAAACATCAATTAAAACAGACTCTATTAATAATAATTCATTAGAATTATATAAGAGTTTTTGATGAGAAACTACAGTAACTTCTACAACTAAAGCAGAAGAAAATTCAACAACTTTGGAAAAGTTAGATAAAGATTATTTAGATACAAAAGTTAATATGTTTGAAAACATAGAAACTATGTATTCTACTTATAAAGCTTGAACAGAAGAAACTAATAATTTAAGAAAATTATCTCAAGACACAGCTAGTCAGATTGATGAATTAAATGTAGAAAAAAGAAGAATATTAGATAATGTAAAAAAAAGGAATCCTAATTTACCTTTATCTACTCAATTAAAAATCGCTAGAGATGAAACAGAGGCTGTTGATGATGAATTATTTGCATTACAAAGAACTTATTCTAATCAAATGGCTGATTATCAATATGCAGATACTCAAGATAAAGCTGAATTTGAATTTAATATGTCTATGTTAGATCAAAAGAATCAATTAATAGATACTTTATATTGAACAACTAGAACCGATATTATCAGACAAGAAGATATAACTAGACAAGATAAATTATTAGAAGAGTCAATAACTAGAGCTGAAGAAGCTAGGAAACAAGCTATTAAAGATTGAGATGTGGCGGCAGCTAAAGATCAATCTTATAAATTAGCTTATTTAGAGAAACAAAATGAATTAAATAAAAAAGCATTTCAATGATTTTCTACATCTTGATGATTAATGGTTTTTAATCCTAATACATGAGAAGTTGAATTTAAACCTGCTGATTGAACAGAGTGAGTCACTCCAACATCATTTATTCAAACTTGAACATGAACTGTTACTCAAAATTATGGAGCAACTTCTCCTGTAACTAGAGATAATGTTAAATTAGCAGATTGAACAACATGAACACCATGAATAGATATAGATGGACAAATTTGAGATATAATTAGCTCTTTTTCAGATTGAAAAGTTATTGCTCTACAAGAAGCAAATGAAAGTGGATGATTTGGTAGAAGAATAGTTATTGAAGATACTGACTGAAATCAACATGTTTATAATCACTTAAATGCTTCAGCTGTACATGTTTGAGATGAAGTAAAAAGAGGACAAACTATAGCTGAAATGTGAAATACTTGAACAGTAGTTAAATGAGAATGATGAGATGGTAGTCATTTAGATTACAGAGTATCTGATAACTGAAGTTTTGCATTAAGAGGTTGAAATTGGATAGACCCAAATCAATTTATGTGAACTACAGAGGCTATTGCGGATACGGATTTTGTTACTGATAGATTAGCTAGAAATACAGCAATAGATTTATTCTTATGAGCAGATACTATTGATAAAACGACTAAAACAAAGCTATGAGCTGATGTTTGATTAGTTAGTGAAATGTGAACTAAAATAGAACAATTTAGACAGGATAACATAGATTTAGTTAGAAAATTTGAAGAAGTTACTTGAGAAAGTTCTAAGACTTCTGATAAAGAACAAGTTAAGAATTTTAATAGAGCTATTTGAGAATCAGCTTTATGAGATTGAGATTTAAGTCCTTTAAAAAATCAAATAAGGCAAGCTATTTTATGAGACAAGGCTATATTTGATGAATTAGCACCTGCATTAGATGTACAGGAACAAATTACAGTTATACAAGACTTATTTAGTGATTTAGATGTTGATACTTGATTAACTACAGCGGCATGAAATGCTATAGCTAAAAGAGTTTGAGATGAAATATGAGATTGAACACTTACTAGAATAGATCAATTAACAGGTAAAATGTTAGCAGCTTATGTAAAATCTATAAGTTGAGTTGCTGTATCTGAACCTGAATATGTAAGATTATCAGCACAATTACCACAATTAAAAGATAATCCTAAAAGATTTACAAATATGTTAGAAAGCTTTAGAGGGTCTACAGTTAAATCAGGAACAATAAGAGCTAGAACTAAATTAAATGATATTGATTTATTTAATGAATTATTCCCTGAATTTAAATTATGAACAACACCTACTTGAACTTCTTTTAGAAGTAAAACAATAAGTACAACTCCTACAAATACTGATTTTGATGAATTTATAAAATAATTAATTAATTATGCCTGAAAGAACTTTTCAACAAGCATTTGCTCAATGACAATTTGGTACTTTTCCTGGACAAAAACAGGAAGACCAAAAATTTACTCCTGCTAATTTGCAAAAATTAGGAGTAGATACATGAGCTATTGATGCAGACATAGACCAACAAATACAAACTCAACAATCTAACTCAAGAACTCAAGAGCAATTTCAAGAGTCTTTTAATAATGCTAAAGCTTCTTGAAAATTTTGAGAAATGTCAGATGATGAAATATTTGATTGATTATTAAATTCATATAAATCTAAAGGATTTACTATAGAAGGTATAGATATTGATGAAGAATTATGAACTATAACTACAATAGAAGAAACCCCAGTTTTTGATATTCCAGGGAGAGAAACTATATGAGAAAAAGTAATAGATGTTGTTAGACCATCTGATGTAAAAATTTGAGCATTATCAACATGATTTGAAGTAGTATGAAATTTATTATGATTTTGAGCTGACTTATTAACTCCAAAAGAATCAGAATGATTATGAGATGAATTAAAATCTATATGACTAGAAACAAAAGAAGCTATACAGCAAGAATTTACTAAAAATCCTGAATGATTAGAAACTAAATTATGATGAACCTTAGCTAAATATTGATTAGCTTTTACTCCAACTCCAGCATGAAAAGCTCCATTAATAAGTAAGTGAATGGAACTTATTTGAAATATTCCAAAAGTATGAAATATATTAAAATCAGCTGTTACATGAGCTTGACAAGTGGCTCAATTTGAGGCTGTTACTGAATGAGAAGTTACTAAAGAGTGATTAACTGTGTGAGCTGTAGTAAATCCATTTATTTGATGAATAGCTAAAATTGTATGAGCTTGAAGTCCTGTAGATATGTTAAGAAAAATAACATGATTAAAACCTAGTCAATTAAAGAACTTAGGTGCTTGAAATGTAAAAAAAGATGCTGAAATTGTTTTAGATTCAATTAAAGCAACTTGAGATAAACCAACAACTAGACTTGAATTATTTGAAGTATTAAATAAAAGACAACAAGATATTTATACTAAAAATATTAATCCTATATTAGCAAAAGCTTGAGATTCATGAACTGTACAATTAACTTGAATTACTGATGATATTCTTAATAAAATAGATCCAAAAGTAGCATGACAAAGGACATGAGCATGAATTGGACAAACTAAAGAAACAGAAGAAGCCTTTGAGGGATTAGTTAATTATTGGAAAAATAGAGAAACTCAAAAATTAACTTTTCAAGAAATAGAAGATTTAAAAAGAGTAGTAGCAACGGAATTGAGAGAATGAGCGCCAAAATGATTAAATAAATCTTTCCTTACAGAAATTAACACTAGACTTTGAAATCAATTAGAGGAACTTTTATGAAAAGTATGAGAATGAGTTAAAGGATTTAAAAGAGAATATGCTGCAATTTCTAATATAAAAGAACCTCTTTATGCTAAAGTAGCACAAGAAATAAGAGATAGTTGAAATGATATAGTTTCACAATTTTGATTTTTTTCTGCATTATGACAAGCTGCTAGATGAGAAATTACAGCCGCAAGTAAAACTGCATTAGTTGTAAAAATAATAGAAAAGATGAGAGATCCAAATACTTTATTAAATAAAATGATTAAACAAATTTATTGAAGATGAGATATAGATATACAAAACCTTTTACAAAAAGCATGAGTAATATGAACTTCTCAAGTTTGAGAGGAATTGAATTGAAATTAATTAATTTTTAATTATACTTATTATGAGAACACCAATAATAACAGAATGGGATAGACCAAGATTTATATGAGTTACAGCTTTTGAAGATGTTGATTGAATACAGATACAAGATGTTGATTGAGTTGATATACAAATTATATCTTGATGAACTGATAATTTAGTACCAAAAATTACTACTACTTGGGCATAAAATAATTTCTAATATAAAAACTATGACTATTTTCCCAACAGATACTACAGGTAAGACACCTGTATGATGAGATATATTACCATTAGCAGATTCAGCAGATTCTAATGCTTTAAAAGACGCTACAATTACAGAAGTATGAACTACTATATTCTGAGATAAGACAACTTCTGATCTATCAGAATGAACTAATGAATATTATACTGAAGTTAAAGTTTCTGCAAATACTGATGTAGCAGCAAATACTTCAGCTAGACATACACATAGTAATAAAGCTGTTTTAGATGCTACTACAGCATCATTTACGACTACTGATGAAATTAAACTAGATGGCTCAACATTATGACCTGCTAGTGCTACAGATAATGCTTTAGTTAGATTTGATTCTACAACTTGAACAGTAGTAGATAATTGAGTAGTTACTGAAACAGATACTTGAATATTACAGAATATTGAAAGTGCTGATTTTGATTTAACTCCTGCTTCGACTACACACACAGATTGAAGACTTAGATGGAGTGCAGCAGACCATACATTAGATTTAGATACTGATTTATGAAATTCAATACAACTTTGACAAGAATTAGGTAATGTTTTTACTAATACTACAGGTAGTATAATACCTAACTGAAGTTTCGTAAAACCATCTCCTACTTGATTCGTATTAGCACAAGCTGATTTAGTAGATAATATTAGTTGAGTTATATTTATGACTACGACAGAAGTTGCTATATGATGAGTTTGAGCAATGACTATATTTGGTAAAGTAAGAGGGGTAGATACATCTTTGTTTACCGCTTGAGAGCCAATATATATATCTCCAACAAATGCTTGAGAATTTACTCAAACAAAGCCTGTATTTCCAAACTATTCAATAGAAATGGGTATAGTAGAAACTGCCGCTGCTGATTGAACAATTTGAGTAAATCAAACAACTTTTGTATCAAACACTTTTAATGATGCTTATGATTGAAGTTTTAGAGAAAGTTTAAAATTTACTATAGCTTCTGATGGTGCTACTATTACAGGTAG